ATTTTCTTTCTTAAATTAAGTTTGGTGCGCCCTGCGAGACTCGAACTCGCATAGCCTGCGGCTGACAGATTTTAAGTCTGTTGTGTATACCAATTCCACCAAGGGCGCTTATTCACACAAGTCATCATATAAAAGAGTATACTTCCTATGAGTGCTGGTGTCAAGAGAAAAGATTCTCCAAAATACTTTTGCTATCATTTTTTATTCCTATGTTCTGTGAAAGAATGTTGCTAATGTAAACCTTTGCTCTTCATCAGTTTTAGCGGTGAATGCATGCCATGTTGACTCTTTACCACAAAAAATAAACGCTCTGTTTTGTTTCCATTCAATCTTTTTACTCGGCTGATAATAATCTTGAGTGTCTGATTCATATAACCATGTTCCATAATTATCTTCTGGAGTAATAAATGTAATTAAGCTCATTAATTTACCAGGAGCTTCAGGATGAATTTCATATTCAAATCCCGGGTCTTGTATCTGAACACCAGATTTAAAGAAATTATACTCTTCCTTATCAGAAAGTATGTCATAAATTTCTAAAAGATCGTTATTATCTTCCACAAAAAGATTATATTGATTTATGATATCATATAAGCCAACATCTTTAAGAAGTTTTTTAATCTCCTCAGTTTGATCACCATCTTTCAAATCTTTAGACACAATAGTATCTCCAGAAAAACAGTTTATATAATATCTTTTTTGTGTTTTGAGCTTTGTGTAATGGTCAAGGATATTTAAAACTTCTTCTTTTATATCAACTAAAGAAGAAAAGATGTAATTAGGTAAGAAATCATCTATGACTACATGCGGCCAAGGATCAGTATAATATTGAACATTCATTAAAATACCCTCACGTTATATTTCTTTTCAAACTTATTTGCATCTTTTTCATCATTAACCATCGGTCGACCTTTAATGTTTAGTGATGTATTTAGCAACATAGGCACTCCTGTGCGTTCAAAATACTCTTCTAGAATACGTCTAATGATTGATCTTGAGTTGGCAGGCACGGTCTGCACTCTTGAAGTTCCGTCAACATGAATAATAGATTGTAGGTCATGCTTTGGTTTACAGACATATTGCATGTATCCATTTGTGTGCCCTTCAAACCACTTATCAAACTCTTCTTCTAGAATCAGAGGACCAAATGGCCTAAAGTATTCTCTCTTCTTAATTGCATTTACAGTGTCTTTAATATCATAACGAACATCACCAATCAGCGATCTATTACCTAGCGCTCTTGGTCCCCATTCAGCTTTACCATTTGCAATACCACAAACTTTATGCTCAAGAATGTAATCAACAACTTCTCTTGGATTAACTTCACGATCAATGTCATGCCCTAGATATGCATCAATCCAATTGATCTTAGTGCCGCCAAATTGATTACAATATTCCCATGCAGCACATCCTAATGAGTTACCTCCGTCTGTTGGATCAGAAGTGATCCACATATCATCAAACAAATCTCGTATCTTTGAGTTTGCTAGAATATTCTGTGCGACTCCACCAGAGTAGCAAAGCTTTGATCCATACTGTCTTGCTATCTTTGCATAGTGCATGATTTTTTCTTCTGCCCATTTTTGCAGAGAAGCTGCCATATTTACTTTATTGAAATCGCCTAACTTTTTAAAATAAGGATCACAAAAATTTCTTATATTACGTTCACCTAACATAAGCACAGAAGTTTTTACATGAACTTCTTGACTGAATAGATCAATATGTAATTTCTTTAAAAAATCATAATATTCAGGTTCACCATAGCAAGAAAGTCCCATGACTGTACCTTCTTCAAAAATATGATATCCAACCCTTTCAGTGACTTCGCTGTAAAATTGTCCAATAGAATGGCTGCTAGTTAAATGATTTTCAAATGTATTAGTGTCTTTATCATATGTGTATATATTGTTTGATGTAAATGTATCTTTGCTTGCACCATCAAGACTCATAATCACAGTGTCTGCATAAGATTCCCAAGGTCTTGTATAAAATGCTGCTGCTGCATGTGATCTATGATGATCTAAGCAAGTATCAATTACCTTAAAGAAAAAGTCTGATCTATAAGATAAATCTCTAAACAATCCATAATTAGGTCTTTCATTATCAGGAAGCTGAGTCCAAAATGCTTTTGACATTTTTTTACTTTTTAAATGTCCGCCACCAAGCCAAAACATTTCTTTGTGGTCCATAAAAATATCTTCATAAAAGACTTTGGTGTCAGCATCCATGAATTTATCTAAGAGTGTTTTTGATAGATGTGTATGATGCTTGATTTTACAGTAACGCTCAGACGATGATGCAAAATCAATATTACCATCATCGTCTATCAATGCTAAACTGGCATCATGTGCCATATTAACAATACCAGCAATCATATATTATCCCTTTAGAGCAAAGTTCAAAGCATGTTCCGCTTCTGACTCCATATTTCTGGCTTTGTAAATACTACCACAATCAGCATCAATTTCTCTACACAACTCTACTATTTCCATAGAAGTTATAGGGTAGCTGTCTTTGATAGCACTTGCAGCAATCGCCACCATTATTCTATATAGTCTAAAGAAGTTGCCGCCGTTCTCAACACCAGCATTTGTAATATACTCTTTACCTAATGTATGTGGAAAAAACTTACAATCACGGTATGACTTCCATGTCACAACATTATCAAGCTGATTCTTACGATAGTTAATCACTTCTTTCTGAAGTGGCTTAGGCAGTGTCTCAATAAACTTTTTCTTACGAGAGTTTGCATGAGAAGGAAACTGCTGCATCAAACTAAACGGATTGATAAACTCACCGTCATTCTTGAAAATAAAGTTATCTGCATCAGGATACTGTGCAGGCACATAGTACATTCGACACAAATCTTTAGTCTGTGCGTCTACTACACCCAGAGCAAGATTGTTAATCGAATGCCAAAACTCTTTAATGCGAGATGCTGGCACCATATCAGTCAAAGGAAAGACTACACGAAACTTTGGCTTATCTTTGCGAGATGATGCTGTAGAGTAGCAGACATAGTAGTATTGCTTCAGAGGTTCTAGAACTGCGTCAATAGTCCCAGTGAAATCATCAACATCAATGCAACACCAACTGCCCCAGCCAAGTACATTGTCGTTAGAGCGTGTTGTAGAGGATTTAAACACAGCAGGACTAATAAGAGGAGAAGAATCACGTCCACCTTTCTGACCTTTCTTTTTAGACAAAGTAAAAAGCAAAGACTCTAGCTCCGCAAAAGAGCTAAAGTCCATGCGACGGTGTGTCTTGTTATCAAATACGTTTTTGAATATAGATAGAGAATAATTCATAGCAAAATATATATCACAAAAAAAGAGGGCAGTCAAGCCCTCTATCTAACATGGTGTAAAGATTTTTCTACAATCTCAATGTCTTCTGGATTATTCACTTCCCAGAAGTCAAAGTGCAGAGGTAGAAGTTTCATACAATGAACATGATATCCGTTCTCTACAAATCGCAACTGCTCAAGTCCTTCGGTGCGCTCTAATGCAGATTCTTCCATATGAGCATAGTCAAACAATGCGGTAGGCTTATAAGCATACATTCCAATATGATAATACATTGGAATCTTTTCAGATGATGATCTGATGTTTGTCAAATCTGCACCATAGGGAATCATCTCTTTAGAGAAGTAGATTGCACGATCATTTGAATCTGTGACTACTGTTGTGCCACCTGCTTTACCCTCTGCTCGACAATCAAGAAATCTCTCTGCTGTCTCCATTGGCATACGAAATGCAGGGGTAATAATATCAAACGGCTTATCATGTGCTGCTAGTTGCTCATACTCTTCCATCATCAGTTTAAAAACATAATCAGGAATAAGTGGTGAGTCACCTTGTAGATTAATTACATAATCAAACTCCTGGCTAAACTCTTCACCGTGCTTGTCAATCAGCTTAACCATTGCCTCAGCACAACGTTCTGTGCCGTTCTTACAGTCCGGATCAGTCATAACATATTCTTGACCAATCTTAATACACAGATTAGCAATGTCTCGATTATCTGTAGCTACATAAACAGGAATTCCAGTGCGCTTACCTGTCTCGATAGTCTGTTCGAGTACTGTCTTATCACCCAGCTTCTCTAACATCTTTCCAGGAAATCGACTAGAGTTATACCGTGCTGGAATAATAATAATTGGTTTAAGTTTCATCAGTTTCAAACTCTTCTACATAAATGCCACCTTCAATATAGTAGTATCCGTCAACACTTTCGAAACCATTGTTGGTCAAAAAGTCATATCTACTAAAGCAGTCATCATTATCTAAACTTTTTTTATACTTGTCTTCTAGCGCTTCTTGTTCAGATTCACTAGGCCAGTCACCAATAAAAATCAAATCCTCAGAAATGCCATCGAATGCATCCCAGAATTCAACTTCTTCATAATCACGAAAATCACAGGTATCGCCATTTTTGCCTAGGCAGCCTTGAAGATATTTTGCGTCATCTTCATTCGTAACTTTGACTTTAAGTGTGCCATTGCGCCACAAGACTTCAGTATTTAACATACGACCATCTGAATGCATATACTGTTCAACTTCTACTAGAGACTTTTTCCAGTATGCAGAGATTGTGTATTCTTTACCAACTTCAAACTTGGACACTATCTAACTCCCATAATAACACCCATGTCATGAATGATTTGGATTTGCTTAATCACTTTTTCATACATTGCATAGGTTAGACTGTTAGGTCCATCTGAAGGTGCATTGTCTGGATCAGGATGCACTTCCATAAAGATACCGTCTACATGCCCGGTAGCAACAGCGGCACGAACAAGAGAGGGTACATAATCCCGATTGCCACCAGAAACACTGCCAGAACCACCGGGTTTCTGTACAGAATGAGTGGCATCAAAAATAATGGGAGTACGATAATTCTCATGCATATACTGAAGACCAGTAAAGTCATTGACAAGGGTATTATAGCCAAAAGAAGTGCCCCTTTCAGTAATCCAAACATTGTCATCTCCCACTTTACTAATAATGCCAGCTACGTCCCATGGTGCAAGGAACTGCCCTTTCTTGACATTTACAATCTTACCTGTGTTCTTTGCCGCCAGTAATAAGTCTGTCTGACGGCAAAGAAAAGCAGGTATTTGTAGAACATCAACGACTTCTTTCATGATTGCTACCTGTCCAGTAGTATGAACATCTGTAACAACCTTACAACGAAGCTTGCGCCTAATATCATCAAAGATAGGCATAGCACGTTCTACACCTAAACCTCTCTTGCTATTTAGAGAGGTCCGGTTAGCCTTATCAAAACTCGCTTTAAAATAAAACTCCATACCGTGATCTTCAGCAATGCGCTGACAGTATCTTGCGACTTCAAAAGAGTCTTCTTCTAGCTGACACGGACCTGCAATAATTTTCATTACATAAACTCACTTAAACAGTAATCATTGGTTTGCTTACGCTGCTTGTTTTCAACAAGAACATCAGACAAAGTTTCTTTGTGGCGTTTGCGAGTAATGTTTTCATAATGATGATCAGCACAAATGTAGTGTCTGCGCCGCTTATCAAGACCGTAAAACTCTACAAGGTCTTTTGCCATCTTGCGAGGCGTCAATGGGCTGTAAAGCTGTAACTGTGCAGACTTGCGACAATTAGGCACAGAACACTTGTACGTCTCTTTGTGATAATTAATCGCTTCTGTCTTACTCATAATTTTGAGAGTCATGTCACTTCTCCAAGTGTTTTTCATAGGTATTTTTACTGTTACTAGTACCGTACTTCTCAGCAATTCGAATGTATTCATCATTGCTAATAGTATCTACAATATCACCATTCAGCTTATTGTACAAGTACATTGTTCGACCGTCCCGAGCATCTTTTGTGGTGACTTTATCTTTTGACTTTGAGAAGTCCCAGATATGAATTACGCCACCATTGACACTGCTTGGTGATTCAACAAAGAAAAGCATATCAGCGTTTGAACATTTTTTATACTGACTTGGGTTAATCGAAAAGGAGTTTTCTTTGTGCCAAGGCATCTGTGTTTTCACTTCACAGAATTTACCATCAACAACAAGGTCTTTCTTTGGATCATATTTATCATATGACATTTCTACTTTGTGACCTTGTGATTCAAGATAACGCAGAACAAGACGTTCACCTAGCATACCAAGACTATCTCTTTTATCATTAGCATTCATTATACATATTCCTTTTTCAGTTTAACAAGTTTCATGCCATAGTTATTGACACCAGATGAAATAGTAACATCATCTCTCATCTTTAATTTATTCTTCTTGAATGGACTATAATCAACATAGTGATGCCAGCGCCCATACTTCCATACAACTCTAGCAACATCTGGATGCATGTCAACCAGCATTTGTGATTTGTTGATAGTGCCTGTATGGTTCATTGTGCCTTCACGCCATTGCTCTTTGTCTTGAACGCCTTCAGCATGATAAAACTCTTCAGTGTTACCTCCTTTCAGAGTTTGTGTGGCAGCTTTGCCTTGCAAGAATGCATTGAATTGTACAGTGCAATCACCGTCTTTCAATACACGCAAGCAGATATCAGTGTCCTCATTGTATCGACCACGCCAGCGGTGCTTACAAGTATTCTCAATCAACAGACAAGAATAAATGCGAGTGTTCGCCACAAATGGTGGATATTTGTCACTGCGAGGTGCAATGAAAAACCGATACTGAGGTCCAGCAATAGGAACATTCTCATAGCGATCTACAAAATCTTCCATGACTTTGAAGCCTACACCAGAATCTACACGAATACGCTCATTCAGATGGTAACGGTAGAAGTCGGTGATATTATCATCTAATACCCAGTGACGTTTTGCACCCAGAGTTATTGAATGATCCCAGGACCAGTTCCTCGCACGGCCTGGGCCGTCTCCATGATTGCTAAACGGGGCAACTAGAAGTGTGACATACTCACGAATATTAAAGTTATCCAGAGCGGCCTCATAGTTCTTCAAATCTTGTGGCTCAATAACAATATAGTGAGGCACTTTTATTCGAGCAAGAGACCGAGAGGTAAACATAGATTCATGTCTACCTTTCGATACAATGTAAACTGGATACTGAGGATTAGTGTAATTAATCTTCATTGACTTCTTGATACCTCTTTAACATATTGTCATCTTTACCCAGTTTAGGATACCAAGTAGACTTTGTTTTTGGTGTAAGAATTTGTTCGATCTTATTTGCAAACTCATCATAGTCTTCTTGATTGCGAAAATGAACATAGACAGTCTTATAAGGCTTTGTGTCGCTATGCTCATATTCTGGCATATCTTTCCAGTGCATACGCCAGTCATTAACTTTATCTGTGCCAAAAGAAGCATTCTCTTCGATAAAATCAGAAAGAGGATTATGTTCTTCTTCTGTTTCGACACTCTTATCAATAAAGTTATCGTATTCAGTCGATTCTTTTACTTCAGTCATTAGGTACCGCTCACAATAATTTTCAAATCAGGCTCACTGTAGTTAGGGCCTTTCATAATCTTACCATCTTCACGATAGATTGCTTTGCCGTCTTTGTCAAGCTTTGACATGTTACTGCGGTGAACTTCATTGAAACAAACATCAAGATTGATGCCAAATGCTGCACCTGCACCATAGACAACATAGAGAATATCAGTCAGTGCATCAGCAACTTCTACCAAGTCTTCATCAGCGATTGCTTCTTTCAGTTCATTCAACTCTTCTTCAATTAAGTCAACTCGCAAGTGAGTAGTTGTAGCATCAGGGAATTCTGCTTTGCGCTTCACCTCTTGACCATAAGTGTTCATAAACTGAATTACTTTTTCAAAGTTAGTTACAGGGATCATTAAAAAAATTCCTCTAAGGTTATAGGTTTCTCGACAGCATCAATACGAGCCTGTGCAATTTGAAAATACTCTTCATCCATTTCAATACCAATAAAGTCAAAACCTTCTAACTTGGCTGCTTTACCTGTAGAGCCAGACCCCATAAACGGATCAAGAACTGCACCACCTTTTGGTGTTACCATACGAACCAGATACTTCATAAGGTCAGTAGGTTTCACAGTAGGGTGAGTATTCTTGCGCTTTGTGTCACGTCCTTCAGACATAGAAGATGGTTTACCACTTGCGCCATTACCTGTCTGCCACTGAACGAACTGCTGTTCTTCCATATGATCTAGACCCTCATCACGGTCTTTCTTAGACGCCTTGGCACAGTAGAAGAAACGTGCTGACTCCCCGGCTAACTCAACCACTTCATCAGAACCATCATGGATTAGGTTGGCGGGGAAACGACCTTTTGTGTTATCAGACATTTCTCCATTTCTACCAGAACCATAACCAATACCAGTGTTAACATTATCAGTATCAGCAAATGTATGATTGTGGAACTTTGCGTTTGGGACGCTTGGCTTTTCACCTTCAATACGACTCTCATCAATATTGATAGCACCAGTGCCATACTTCAGAACATTCTCTGCAATAGATTTTTCTGCAATAGGTTTACGAGCAACAGTGATAGGTTCAAGGGCAGGTTTTAGGGCAGTACCCCAACCATCCCATTGTTGTGCTTCGGGTGAATCCACCTTATCCAGTGCCTTACTGATATTGTGAGACTTAGGAAATCCACTACCATAGACCCATGCAATCATGTCACGGATTTCAAAGCTAGCATCTTCAATATTCACCGCCATTCTATGCTGTGTGCGAGTGCCAGCAAAGGCAAGCAAATGACCACCGGGTTTTAGAACACGAAAGCATTCTTCCCAAATATTTACAGCAGGAACATCATAGTCCCACTTCTTGCCCATGAATGACAAACCATATGGTGGATCAGTCACAATAGAGTCCACTGAGTTATCATCAAGTTCCTTGAGTTTATCAAGGCAATTACCAAGCATCAGTTTCATGCAAAAAAGTCCTCTAGTGTTACAGTCTTCTCAACTTCCCAACCAACCGCATCAAGAATAAGCTTCAGCGGATCAACAAACGTCTTGCTGAACTGCTTTTCATAATCAACATACTTGTGTAGATTAAATTCTTTTGGCAAGCCCATAGGGAATGAAATTACATTCTCTTTGATAGGATTAGGTAAGTTCAAATACACAAATTTAATTTTCTCACCATTCTGAATCTTTTCATACTGTTTGTCAAGTCCTAATCTACTCAACTCGTTATTATATAGAATAGAACCACGAGAATGAATAGGACAACCTTTCTTGTAGACTGTTTTCTTATCTATCCAGTCAGTCAAATTAGAGACGCCCCTAGGGAAAGAAATATCTTCTGGTGGCAAACTAAAGAATTCTTTTTTAAACGTCTGGATGAACGCCTGTGTGCGGTCCTCGTCACCTTCCATGATGATCTTGAAAGCTTCTTTAAACTTAGCACGAACTACTTGTGGTGTAGACGACTTAATTGCTTCAATGCCCATGATTTTCATCTTAGGTTCAGCATAGCGAATGCCTTCATTATCAAGCACGTTTAGAATGTAACGCTTCTTTGCAGTCCATACGCCACGATCAGCAATCACCTCTCGATCCATGTCCATACGATTTTCTTTGCAGTTCATATAATCAAATAGTTCTGCATATGCTTTCTTGAGTATAGGCTGAAAGTATTCTTCACCTGACTTTGACAATAGCTTAACAGGGTCTTTAGCTTGAAACTTATCAATCAAAGGCTTCATATTGACATAGAGTGAGTCAGTATCAATCGCAATTACATAGTCATCTTCTTTTTCGCACACCTTAGACATAGCAGCATTCATTGCCTTCTCTGCCCACAGAATACAGAGTTGTCCGCTATATGTAATTGCTTCTGCAATGCGCTGATCAAAGTAATTAAAGTATTGATTGCCTAGCGCACCATAAAGAGAGTTCATCAAAATCTTAATAGACATTTGGGAGTTCTCAAGATGCTCAATCTCTTTTTCAATCTCATATGAAGTGCCCTGCTCTTGCTGCCGCTGCTTCACTTCGATCATATTACCTTTAATGACTTTACGTTCTGCATAGTAATCTTTAACAATACGAGGCAGTACTCCAGTCTTGTCTGTGCGGAAGACAACACCGTTAGCTGCAACAGTGCGATCAGTTTCATGTGTCAAGTTTTCTTTATTCAAACATGACTTTACTGATACATCTGACTTGAAAGTGTCAACAATAGTTTCTGTAGACATATTCCACTGTACAAGAATATTAGGATACAGTGATGCAAGGTCAAATGAAACTACCCAATCATACATGCCGGGTGTTGGTTCTTTGACATATGCGCCAGGATATGGCTGTTTGTTTTTGTTTTGTTTTAGAGGTGGTACAATCTTTCGTGCCATAAGATCACGATAGATGATTGTCTCCCAGATACCTGTTGTGCCAAAAGTGTCAACATAGTTACAGCCTGCTTTGTATGCCATCGTCATGGCAAGTGTAATTAGACCAAGCTTATCTTCTAAACGATCAACCAGTTCTACATCTTTGATGTTATAGTCAACAAACTTTTGAAAGTCATGTTTGTACAAAGAATGTAGAGAACCATACTCTTCATATGAAAGCTTCTTTTCACCTAGTACTACATGAGCAATATGATCTAGCTTGTAAGACTCTTGTGCGCCGTAAGTGTAGCCAAACTTTTGAAACAATTCGAAGTAGTCAAGTTGCTGAATACCTGTGACCTCATATGCAAGAAGCTCACGGGCCATCTTTTGCACTTTACGCTCACGAATATGTTTCCAAGGCGATAGCATCTTTGCTTTATCTTCGCCCAGCACTTTTGTAATTCTACGAACAAGATATGGAATATCAAAGAACGTAGTGTTCCAGCCTGTTACAACATCAGGGCAGGTAGAAGGATTATGCCAGAAAGCAACGAAAGAAAGAAGTAGCTCATACTCATCTTGACATTGGTAGTATTCAACATTGTCAGCCTGCGGTGTATAATCATACATGCCCCAGACGTGATAAGTGTTATCAATGTTATTTTTAGTAGTAATAGTGATGACAGGATGATCGGCATGCTCTGGCTCAGGGAAGCCATCGTCAGATGCAACCTCAATATCAATTGTGGTAATATTGACAAGTTCACGCTCAAAGTTAATTTTGCCAGGATATACATCATAAACCCACTGAGCAATATGATTTGTATTCCCCACCACCTCAAAATTATCCACATCTTTATATCGTTCAAGAAAGCTTTTTGCTTCTCTACTTGAGTTGAAGGTGATTGGTGCGATTGGTGTGCCGGCAAGTGACTGCCATTCTGTTGGTTCTTTTGTTTGGGCATAGTAAGTCGGCTTGTATTTAATTCTTTCTTGTGTCTTCGTGCCGTTCTTATAGCCTCGAAAAAGAATACTATCTCCTAGGCGATTCACAGAAGTATAGAATTGCATATATTCCTCTTTTCAGTATGAGGACTCATTATAATATAAAAAACGGTTGCTGTCAAATGAAAAAAGGGAGCCGAAGCTCCCTCTTATTTTACTGATATTGGCGGGCATCTAACCAATGACGACCATTGATTTGATGTGGGGCTTGACCATACATGATCCGCTTTTGACGACCTTCAAGGTCTACAAGGTCAGTTGAGTCAGAAAGATATCTTTCTTCATCTGACATTCTAGCTCTCTTGATTGCATTGTTAAATGATTTAGTG